CAACTCTTGCATTAGATACTACAAACTTTGCGTTCTTAATTTGGGTATCAAAGACAAATGAATCTGTTATGTATTGTCCTTGAATGATATCTACGGGACTGTATGTAAATATGTTGCCGTCTCTAGTAGGTACTTTAGATGATGCACAAACATAGTTATATGATACGCCATCATATGATGTAGCGAAGTTATGTCCTCTAAATATAGTCATATCATTCGCTGTCGGCGTACTTTGGTCTGCGTTTCTAATGTTACTCAGTTTGATTTCTAGTTGAGCAGTCGATGCCCTTTCAGATGCAGGAGTAAACCCTAAGTCTTTTGCACGAGATACTACATTCTTTCTGAGTTGTGCTGAGTCTAAAAACATCTCTGAGGCTGCAAGGTTTAAATTTAGACCACCAATGTGTCCTGCATATGCCAACATGTCAATTAGAACTGACATATTAGAACCTTCGAAGTCGTAATCTTTAAATTTCTCTTGACCCTTTAGATATGTTTTGATATTCTCTGCGATAGTATCAAAATCTAAATCGGTTGCGTTTATTTGTGAACTGTTTGTTGCCATTATCGTACCCTACTTACTTTAAAATCTACACTTGATTGGTTTAGACCATTTCTAATGATATAACTTACTCTTACATCTATATTATTAGACTCTGTTTCGCTTATATCTACTCTAATACTACCGATTCTTGGTTCTAGTATCGATAAGGTCTTAATTATGTTCTTTTTTATTCTCTTTTTTGCGCCAATGCCGTCTAATTCAAACAACATTGCTCTTAAGTTAGCGCCAAAGTTCGGCTTAAATGGTCTCTCATAGTGATTAGTCAACAAAATGTTTTTTACTGACCTCTTAACTGCATCTGAATCCTTCTTTGTTGTGATATCACCTGAGATAGGATTAGCAGAAAACATAATATCCAAGTCTGCATAGATGTCTTTAGTAGCATTTACCTTAGAGTTAGGTTTTGAGTAGTCATTTAGATTTGCCATATATCTATTTATACATCTCCGTTTGTTAAATTTTCAGTCAGACTGAAACTATTTTCAGTATTGATACACTTTCGTTTAATAAAGGTGCCGTATTGAAAATCACTTTGCCACCCGATACTGTATAGTTTGTTATTATCTCTAATTCTACACCATCTTTAAAGACTCTTGTGTCTCCTGATGCGACAGGAATATCAAATGATTTTGTCTCACTCGGTGAACCATCAATGCCGTCCCATTCTCCGTTCTTAAAATTGACTCCACTATCATCTCCTTTATCAGGAACATATGTATTGACTTTAGGTGTAGTACCGACTATACTAGCGAAACCTGCAATTGCAGCTATCTTGGGTATCGATGGAGGGAAACCAATCAGTTTCAGTAAGTCGCATAGAGTGAAAAACATAAAGTCGAAAATTTTACCTAATCCTATTGCACTGAAAAACTTCTTGACTATCTTTACCCACTCAAACAGTAACTTTTTTTGCCAGTTCTGTTTGAAGTCTTCGAATGCAATTTTAATCTCTACAATCTTATCTTCTATAGAGGTTATAGTTTCATCTATTTTGCCACCTATAATCTTTGCAATATCAAAACCAAAAATACTAAATTCATCTAATATACTCAGTATCTTATCGTTCACACCACGAATCTCTTCTAGTAGTTTATCTCTGGCCTTTCCTAATAAATCTGGGTCTTTTAGTTTCTCTACTAACTTATCTCTCTTCTCTTTGAATGATTTTATAGCCGCATCGATTAGAGCGGGAACGTCCATAGTAAATAGAGCTACGAGATTAGGCAAACCTAATGCATCCCATATCTTATCAAACTTGTCAATCAACTTGCCGAAGACTGCATGTATACCACCAGTTAAGAATTCTTGTATCTTAGTTTTAATGTATTGCCAAGTCATCTTTCCTTTCCACTCGTCACACTTGACACCAAAATCACCATCGAATCCTCTAATGTTTTCTGGAATCAATGCAAAGAATTTATTAACAATCAGACTCTTCTTCTCGTTCAGTTCTTTTAATTTTTTGTTAAACTCTTCTTGGGTCATTACACCCTTTTCTAAATCTTCTTTTAATTCTTTAAGTTTGTCTAAGTGTTCTTTTGTTATTCCTGTTATCTGGTCTTGTAGTTCCTTTTGATATGCTGGGTCGAACAATCTAAGACAATCTATTGTCAACCCGAAGAGACTGAGAGTCAATGATACGGGTATAAGTTTTGATATCAGTTCTGCAATCTTAGTTGGTATATAGATATGAAACTCTTGTATAAATTCTGTAATGGCATCTCTTGCCTCTTTCTGCCAATTACGAGTTTGACCTTTCTTCCAATATGGACTCAATATCTCAGATATAGTTTCTATAAACTTTTCTATGTCTTCACATATCTTATCTATCTGTTCTTGCGCTTCTGCTGTGAGTTCATCTTTAATTTTTACAGCCTCAGCTCTTAACTGACTTGGTATCTTTGCAATATCATTTATAGCATTGATTAAATCTTCTCTAGTTGGTAGAGAGAATATGTCATCATTTGGACAAGCGAAAGCACTTGGAACTTTTAGTGTAATAGCCATTATGAATTAAGTTTAACTTCTGCACCATTAATTGATACAGTTGCTGAAGTAATTTCGATTTCTTTACCTGAACTTAAAGTCATCTTTTCTCTTGAGTCAATTGTTAGTGTCTTCTTAACATCTATCTTTGCATCACCTCCGATATCTACAGTTGCATCACCAAGAACTTTTATGTTTACTTTACCACCAACATAGAGTTCGTTATCTTTACATATAACTGTATAGTTATCATTGACTACTCTATGAATCTCATTACCATCTTTATCTATCTCATAGAAGGTGCCTGTTCTATGTTCTATTGATATTCTTTCATTGTCCCTTGTATCATCTAGTTCTATTATATGACCAGACTCAGTATACAAAGCCTTGTTGAAAGGATACATAGGGGTTGCATTAGATGTCGCTTTTGTGATATACTCGGACATATCTCTGTCATCGTATTTCGCATCGCCTGTTGAAAATATATTTAAGTCTGTTGCATCTGTAACTAGGGGATAGTAAGGCAGTGTCTTTTCTGCCTCTGTAAATTCTGTTCTAACTGAACCTTTGCCATCGTATTTTATACCGGAATCTTTAAGTAGATGTGGTGAAGTTTTTAGTGCAAGTGATAGCGAGTTTGGTCTTTTAGCATCACCTGGCGGATTGGTTCCGTCTGCGGTAGTATCATAATCTGATTGTAGTTTTCTTCTAGGGTCATTGAAACCCTTGTCGACACTGTTATCTATCAGTTCATCTGTTATGGTTTCTTTATATCCTTTTTGTGAGATACCTTGTTGAACACCCATGACAACAAAGTCTTGCATGTCCTCATCTCTCCAGAAACCGAATACAGTAGTACCCTCTACGAGAGAATGTTGAATACCGAAACCACCAAGACCAGCATTTGTTACTGGCATGATAACATGTGACCAAGGTAAATCTGGTGAACCTATTTTACTTTTGTCGTCTGTATGACAACCATGAACACGAACTCTTACACGACCAATCTTTAATGGGTCATTTCTATCTTCTATTATTCCGTAATACCAATCCATTATGTCGCCTCTGGTCCTCTGCCCTCAAGCAATGGTTTGTATGTTCCGATATCGGCACCATAACTTTCTTTTATGGTTTGTAATGTTAGTCTTCCTGAATTCTTTAATGGATTTATACTCATGGTAATTTTTCCTATCAGATATCTATTATCCATCATTTTATCTCCTGAGGCCTCATCATCTTTCAGTTCAGCAGTCGGTAGAGTTAATTTAACTATAGTGCCTACTGACATGTCACTTCTAAATGGTATAACAACCCTAACTAAATTTTGTTCGAACATAGATAACAATGCCTTTCTTTCTAAAGGTCCAGTATCTCTATACTCTTGTCCTTTCTGTTGAGTTAGTTGTTTCTTATCGTTTGTCGCATCAATTAACTTGGCTTCATCTGAAAATGCATTTGTCATATTAACTTTATGCATAGTGAAGGAATCATAAGAGACATCTGGTGCAAGAGTTATAGTATCTTCAGAAAATTCTGGATCGTCTTTGCCACTTAGTAACTCCTCTGCCTTATAAATTGTTTCGGGTTCTGATGTTCTTATCATAGGAAACTTAGATACATGACCTGAATCATTTCCTCTTTTGAACACTTCTGTTATAGAGTATACATTCTCTTCTTCTAACTTTCTAATCGGGTCATAAGTTTTTAGTGTTGATGCATATGCACCTGAAGTTACACCCTTAAGTGTGTTGAATCTTTGTGGCACATCGTAACCAAGTATTTGTGTATTGAGACCTGTAAACTCTGCATTAAGGTTTTCACCTTCTGAATTTGCATGGGAGTTTCTTGGATAACAATCGAATCCAATTGGAAATTCTCTTGCGGTCATACTCTGAAAACTATCAAATCTAAATTCACCGTTTATTGTTTGATAAAAGAACATACTATTCTTCCAACTGGTGTTGCCCTTAAGTTCTGCATTCTCACATACGAAACTTATGAACTTGTTTACATTCCAGTTAGGAATAACGACTTGCATATGTTCGGGTACTGTTTCTTCCCATTGGTCATATGCAGTTTTAGGAAGTTTCTTGAAACCTGCATTCTCTTCTAGAATTTGTAGTAACATGTTTGAGTATGAACCACGAATAGTTTGACTGAGTTTTGTTTTTTGACATATAAAGTACTTGGGGTCTACAAAATTCAAAACATAAGTTTTGGTATTCTGGTCAACAGTTTTTATGTCTGACACACTATAGATTCTAAATACTTTATCTATTGAGAAGTCTGGTGCAGACATTTCGTCACCAACGTGTTCTCTTTGTCTTACTTTGATTGTGAGTGATTCTTGTCCCACTAGTTTGTAGTTCTTAATCATATCTAGTCCATCAACAACAGATATACGACCAGATAAAAATGGTTTATCGATAGCTTCGTATATGGTTATGTTTGATGTTAGGGCAAGTATATCTACAGATTCTTGTTCAGAATTAACTATAGTTACCGCATCAACAACAAGTTCACCTTGTTGATAATTTGTACTCATGATGTCATTACTTTTTCAAATCTTCTCACTATGTTATTTATAATTGCTGGTGAAATGATTTTTATATGTCTCTTTGTTTCGTTTGCATCATACTCGTCATTGTATAATGATGTTGATGTGTATCCTGCTAATGCAGTATTTCTTTTTAAACCACTTGTGTTCTTATAATACTTTACACCATCTCTATGATTGATGACGGTTGTTGGTGTGAATGAGTTTGTTGATACTGTACCTGTTATGGCTTCATTTGCAACAAAACTTCCAGTAACATTTTCAATTGCGATTCTGAATTTTTCAGGTTCAACAGTTATGATTCTTCCTTCTGCTGAGGCACTTGTGACTTTTTCGCCCAATAGAAACTTGTGGGATGTATCTGAAATGAATGCTTTAGCAGATACTATATCAGTAGTCGCATCTCCTATAGCATACTGACCTGGATATTTTTTGTCAATGTATCTTTCAAATGTTCCAACATCTTTGTGCCAATCATAATAGTTTTCTATATCATTGACGAGAAAGAATGTCCAATGTAGATTACTATTACCATACAACTTAGTTGCAAGTGTATCTGGTCTCTCTCCATCCGACAATGTAAAGAGTTCATATTCGACTAATGCACTTACTGATTCTCGTTCAATCTTAGACTTTCTAAAAAAATCTTTAATGTATACAATCTTACCATCAGCAAGTTGATACTCTATCTCCGGAAAATTACTGAAAAATTTATCTGCCATTGTTATCCTCCTTCAGGTGGTGTAGGTTGGTCTATATCACCCATAGTTAAGGATTCTCTGTTATGGGTTGTGTCTGAGGTTGTGGGTTTCTGGTATTCTGAAAATAATTTGGATCCATTACTAATTGATTCATAGTTACCAAGAGTAAGAGTTTTAATCTCTAAGAAGTTGAGAGTTAATTGAATGTGAACGGGTTGACCATCTGCAAAGGTTGAGAATTTTTGACCACCAGTATAATCTACCTGTGCGTTTGTGCATACCGCAGGCAAGAACCCATCAACTTTACCACCAATTGGTCCCTCGAATGAGATATCAAATACATTTGGATAGTTAAAGTAACTTGCATTTAAGTCTGCATCTTTTATTACCTCTTTCATACCACCTGCATCTTTACCAAAAACGCCTTCGCCGGGTTTAGTTATATCAAAACTTTCAGAATAAGCATCTGGTAACATAGAACTTCTGAATGCATAAATGATTCCATTTACTATTTCAGCTTCAGATGCTGACTGTGGCCAGAAATCAAATGTAAAGTCCCATGACCTAAACGGAACACCATCTAACATCTGTTCTTGTAGAGGGTTACTAGCACGGCCTCTTTTTAAGTTTCTTAATCCACCTTGCATAGTATTCAAGGCATTCTGTACAAATTTTGTTCCCATTTTCTTAGCGCCTTCAAGTGCTTGACCAGCAAAGTCGCCTGAGAGTTCCATATTTTCCATTAAGTTATCTATTGTTCTTTGGAATGTGTTTATACCCTCATTTCTATATCCAACACTTGCCTGGGATATGAGTGCATCTGGAATATACAATGCTATACTTCTTGACGAATGAACAGCATGAGCTACAAACTCTCCTCTAGGTCTTCTTGGTCTAATGTCAAAGACTATGTAGTTTTCCAATTGGTCATGATAAGGATAAACCATATTTGTGCCTTGAATTTCTGGTGGTGCAATACAATGGTTTGCGCCCACGCCCTTAGACCCCAGTTGAGTTTCTAGGGTAGTTCGTCTCGTTTCTATAAGAAGTTTAGCTGCGTCCTTCTCTATACCCAATGCATCTATAGCTGATGTGTAGTTTATTGCTTGAATTTTACTCTGAATACCCTTAATGCTGTTAATTGCGCTCTTAGCTTTGTTGAACTTGTTCAGGAGTTTGTCGATATAGGCCATATAAATACTCTTAGATTAATCTTTAATATAGTTATTTATGTCATACAGTGGACGGTTCAAACCAAAGAACTACAAAAAATATAAAGGAGACCCAACAAGAATCTTTTACAGGTCGCTTTGGGAGAGACGATTCATGGTATATTGCGATGTTAGCGCCGCTATATTGGAATGGGGAAGCGAGGAAGTAATCATACCTTACAAGTCTCCCCTTGATAATAGAGTGCATAGATACTTTCCAGACTTCTACATTAAGTATAAGAATAGAGAAGGTAAGATAATTCGTGAGATTATTGAAGTGAAACCTAAGAAGTATCTTTCGCCACCGAAAGAACCTAAAAGAAAAACCAAACGATACCTAACAGAAGTATCTAATTACGCAGTCAATCAATCCAAATTCAAGGCGGCCGAAGAGTTTTGTGCTGAAAGAAAGCTTGCGTTCAGAATATTAACAGAAGACCACTTAGTTCCTAAGAAGGCAAAAAAATGAAACAACTATATATGTTTGACCTCGATGGTGTACTCATCGACTCAAAAGAGAACATGCGTATGTCTTGGACATCATGCAAAGCAGAACATAACTTAGAACAAGAATTTGAAGAATACTTTAAACATGTCGGCAAACCGTTTAAGGTCATACTAAAAGAAATCGGTATCATGACAAATCATGATGCTATCAAAAAGACTTATGACAATGCATCATTAAGTCACATTGATGATGTCACTATATACCAAGGCGTAAAGGAAACATTAACTTCACTCAAAGAAGACGGATTCAAAATCGCAGTTGTCACCTCAAAGGATGCAAATAGAACCCAAGAGATGATAAAAGACTTACCTGAATTCGATTATGTTGTAAGTCCAAAATCAGGACTAAGAGGTAAACCCAATCCAGACCAACTCTTATTCTGCATGGCGATGTGCAATGTTGACCCTTGCGACACATATTACATTGGTGATATGCAAACTGATTATGATGCAGCCCAAAGAGCAGGCATCAAATTTATACATGTTAATTATGGATACGGAAAAGTAAAATGCGAAGTCTCAATCAGTCACATAGAACAACTCATACTACCGTAGGTTTAATACCTGCAAGATGGCACTCAAGTAGATTCGCTGGTAAACCTCTAGCAGAGATAGATGGTGTGCCTATGATTAAACGAGTCTATGACCAGGCAATGAAATGCAAAAACTTAGACACTGTTGTGGTACTTACAGATGACATGAGAATATATTCTTACTGCCAGGGGTTGACAATGCCTGTGGAAATGATAGTAAACCCAGACCTCAAGACAGGTACAGATAGGTGTGCCGAAGCAATAAAGTTTCTAGAAGGAAGAGTCTTTGTCAACATACAAGGAGACGAACCTCTTATCAATCCAGATGCGATTGACACACTCATAGAGAATCATAATGACGGTGTATCGAATGCATATGTCGATATATACGATGACTACAAACTGCATGATAAGAATGTGGTGAAGGTTGCAATAGGGACACCACAACTTCTTAAGACTTATGCATTACACTATTCAAGATTACCAATATCAAATAAACAACAACTAGGTTTGTATGTATTCGATAGAGACATGTTAGAAATGTTTCCTAATTTGACTGTAGGTGAGAATGAAAAATCAGAATCAGTAGAGATGTTGAGATATCTAGAAAACGGATTAAGAGTTAGAATGACCAAAGTGAAAGATGACGGTCTTTCAGTAGACACAATAGAAGACCTGAAAAGAGTCGAGGAGTATATACAGAATGTTTGAAGATGACAATATAGAAGATAACAAATATAAAAAGTTTCGACACTTTCACTATCATGATTTGACTGAAGAAGAAATATCAGAACTAGATGTTGAAGTGAAAGAATATTACGAGTGGATATCTAATAACTCATCCGTACCCTATCTCGTTACCTTAGGTGAGTGCGAGGAAAAGAACATGATAGGTGAGAACAACGGCAGATACAATGATTCGATATTACAAACAGCAGTAACTAAATTACTTGATAACATAAATGGTACACCGATAACTCAAAAGACTCTCAGTGATGTAACACAAAACATATTAGACAATGAATCATATCACTGTAGTAAGATAATGTATCTTATTGACCAATATAGAACGGTAGGATTAGATTCTACCATGCAAGCTCGCACCGAAAACATACATATGTTCGTTCATCCTGGCATGTCTCGTATACATGCGTTATGGTATCTAAAAGCGAGAACGGAGAAGATAGTTATGTGGGATAATGTAGGGCATTTTAAAAACAAAGCGGCTCTCCGCTTCAAGGAATGGCGAGATATCTTCACCGTAGAAGGTAAAACAGTTTTCTTTGCAAATGTTGACGGTAATATACTGGAAGTTCACATGCAAGAAGACAGACCTAGTATTGCCGGTTGTGTAGATTTGATTCGTGCGATGTTTGATTGGAAACTTCCCGTGTTGCGTGGCAAAGCTGACGATGATGTTATGTCATATGTTAGAACCGAAGGTTCAACAGGTGTGGCAATTGAAACCAAAAACGACTACACTCTAAAAGCGATTGACCTGCTGGAGATTTTGGGCCTTTATCCCGAGTCAGTTGAAAGAATCGAAAAAGAAAACTTCAGTATATATAAAATTTGACATAAATAATAGGCATGGAAAGTCTATTACAACAGTTACAGAACGAAAGTCCATCAGGATTGAAGGCTCGTTCTTTAGAAAGTCTAACATGGTTTAGACAAAAAGTTACGACATTAAAACTTTCGTCTGAGGCATTTTACAGACAAAGTAGTTTAAAGAAACTGGCAGGAAGAAGATATCTAGAAGGAAGAATGTATTTGTTCTTCTATGATGCGAAAACTAAAAAGAAACTTCCATATTGGGATAGATTTCCCTTAGTGTTTATATTAGAAATGAAACAAGACGGATTCATTGGACTAAATCTACATTATCTACCACCTAAAATTCGTGTTAGATTCTTGTATGAATTATATAAGTATGAGATGTTAGAACCAGAAGATGACCTCGATGGTGAAGGTGAACATGGAAGATTGATGAGAACAAAAATCAATATGACCCAAGAGTTGCTAGAAGCTATACCAAAATTGAGATACTATAAAGCTTGTTACAAAAGATATCTGACAACTCAAATTTATGGTAGACCATTAGAGGTAACTCCTGACCATTGGGATGCAATGGCAATGTT